TATTTCTATTGCCTTCGTTTATAACGTGGCTACCATCATTCCTTTGACCATAATATTGGTATTGTGCATAAGGTTGGTCATAGTGTATTTCATTACCTATAACATAGTATTTTGCTAAATTTCCTTCATCAAATGGAACATATTTGTCCATATGTCTAGCACAATTATTAACTGCAAATTTACTTATTTTGCCATTAGGCATTAAACCTAAATTAATTTTTATTTCATTAACAGGTTTTATTTTAACTGACATTATTTTCCACCTATATGTATATGTGGTCTACTACCAAATGTATTATTATTAAGACTTACTATGTTATATGTTTGATAATCAACTAAATCTTGTTGAGTTTGTATATTTTGTGATAGGGTGCCTTGTACGACAATATCACCTATTGAGAAGTTTCCAAAATCTAGTCCATCATTTTTAGAATAAGGTATTCTAATTTGAACATCATTGGCATCAACATAACCTTCGTTTATTCCAGCACCCTTACCACCATAAAACCAAACATTTTCATAGATATATTTTGTCCATGTTTCAAGTCTAGTTTCTTCATCAATCCCTTTATGATAAATAGTTAAGCTCGAATTTGTTATCATTCAACACCTACATATAATAAATGTTCATCATCATATATAACTCCTAACAAGTAAGTTTTAATAATATCATTAAGTTCATCACTTTTTGATTTAACAATTTCACTTACTTGATTTGGTGTCATATAATTAACTGAATAACCATCTATACTTTCACTAGCAACATTATTGCCACTAGCAGTATTCATTGAATTGTTATAACTTTCTATACTATTTATCATTGCATATTCGCATAGTTTAACAGTTTGAGGTATCTCTTCACTATCAACTAATCTATTTTGAGTTTTTATATCAATTTTTCTTCTTGCTTCAAATTCTAATAAATTAAAAGGCATTAGGTCTAAAGTGCCACCTAGCCCTTGATATTCAGCGTATGTTAGGTATTGTCCACTAAATTCCATAAATGCCTCCTTCTTTTATATTATAAACTTGCTGGTGTTCCATTATAGATGATTAGGTCAGGCATTACTGCTTTAGTTCCTTTGTATGCAAATAAACCAAATGCTGTTGCATCACTTAAATCAATCTTTGTTGGATTATAAATTGAAGTCATAACTGGTTGAGCAACTGCTCCTTTAACCATAACTACATAATTAATTCCTTCAGGTAAGAATACATTTGAGAATACGCTTACATTGTTAAATACGCCTTCTTCATAATTTCTTACTTGTCCTAAATCGTTAGAGTTAGAAATTGAATTAATTTTGTTTCTTAATCTTCCATAATATGCTGGAGCCATAATAACTTCTATCATATTTCTTGGTACACCATTAACAAAACTATTTTTAGTAGTTTCAACTTTTTGAATTGCTTCTTCAATCTCATCTTCAATTGATGGTGAACCTGTTGCTGTAAATGAAGTTCCTTCAGCAACTGCTTCAGCAAAGAATTTAGTATCTAATTCTACTGCTAATGCATCTTGATGATTTCTAGTTCTTCTTTCAATAAGACCAGCAACTCCATAAGTTCTTAAATCTTTTTCTTCTACTTCTTCGATATATTCAGTATTATCGTTTAATGCAATAACAACTGGTTGAGCTTGTACATAATCTCCTTTTCCAGCAGTTCTTGCTGTTCCATAAGCCTTTCCTACTTTGTTAGCAAATCTTTTTGCTTCAACAGTTCCTGATGTAGGGTCACCACTTAAATCAGTATTTTTTAATCTTGATGCTAAAGTAACGTGTTGTAAGTTATCAATAACTTTTCCATATTCTTCAGCTAATTTGTCCTTACCTGTAGTAGTAAGTTCAATGCTTAATGCATCTAATCTTGCCATTTTTAAATCTCTCCTTTTCTTTTACCATAATAATGGTATATCTTTTGTATTATTGTCTTGTTCACTATCTCCCATACTAGGCATATCTTTTACTTGATTTGGGTTAGTAAAAATATCAGTTTTATCTTTTGTTAATTCATCAAATAAATCTTGAATACCTTTACCTTTGTTTTCAGGTTTGTTTAATCCTGCCTTAATATCATTTAAAAGACCACTTCTTGCATATTCGCTAGTGAATGTTTTGCCTTCGAATAAAGCATTAATATTATCAGTTAATATTTTGTCTTCTTCTTCAGCTTTTTTCTTTGCTTCTTGTTCTTTAATTGAAGTTTGCAACTCTTCATATTTTAGTTTCCAATCTGCATTGTCTTTAGAACTTTCGTTGAACTCGTTAATTTTAGTTTCATAAGTAGTAATTTTTTCTTCTAATTCCTTTTTGTCATTAGTAAGTGTTTCTACTTCCTTATCTTTTTTTGCTATTGCTTTACCATATAAAGCCATAACCTTTTCAATTTGTTCTTCATCTAAAAAGTCTAAATTCTCTCTTTTCATTTAATATCTTCTCCTATCGTTAATTTTTACGAGCCACGAACTCGTGAAAGTTGATATTTAAAGCCTTTTTTGGCTTTGCAACTTAAGTTTAAATTATTGGAAATAGAATTACAAATTATCGTATTTTAAAGCAATTAAAAAGAACCATTTAGGTTCTTAATTAACTTTATTATATTTTTTTAAATTGTCTTTAGGTTTTAAAAGTTGCAAATTAGTATAATGGCATAATTTAATAATTTCTTCTTCATTATGTGCAGTAGATAAAGGAATTATATGGTCAATATGTACTGGTTCTATCTCATTCCACTCATATCCATAATTAGTTTTAAATGTGTTTTTTAAGTATTCATATAATTCTTTTAATTCAATCCCTACTATTGTTTTAGTATGATAGTTTTTATTATATCCCTTTGCTTTAAAACTTCTTAACAATTCATGCCTTATTTGGTCTTTAAATCTCAAAAAGGTATTGTTTTTTCTTTTCTCTCTATCAGTCTTTATATAATCTTTAATTTTTTCTTTATTGTTTTGCCTCCATTGATGTGTATATTCACCCATATATGTTTTTCTTTTTTCTTTTTGCTCAGGGGTCATATTTTTATATCTAATTAAAGACTTATTCTTTATTTCTTCTTTATGGTTTTCTCTATATCTTTTATCACTAGCTTTTCTTATTTGTTTGTATCGCTCTTTATAATGTTGTTTTATGTATTCTCTAGTATAAATAGTTTCACATTGTTTGCAATAACTATATAAATAATATTTACCTAATTGATTTTTCTTTTGCCTAAAGTTCTCAATTGGTTTTTCTATCCCACATTTTTTGCATATTTTTGTTTCCATACATATATTATACCACAAAAAGACACTTTATTTAGTGCTTTTCTTTTTCTTTTTTGGCTTTTCTAACTTTTCTTCTTTAACTTCTTTTTCAGGCATAATTTCAATTACTTTAACAAATGATTTATTTAATTTGTTATTTCCCATTAAATAATCTGCTAATTCTTTTTCACACCAAAACTTATCTCCTACAAATAATTGACCATAAGTGGCAGTTCCTATTCTTTCAATGTCTTTTAATTCATCAAATCTTTGTAAAGTAAATCTTTCAGTTACTTCTAATTTTATCATTTTTCCTCCTTTAAAATTGTTGATATACTCCACTATTTACTTTATTTTTGCAAGTTTCTATTCTTGCTTGTAATATTGGTATCATTTCTTTATGCTTTAATTGTGTTAATAATTGCAATTGATGTCCTATATGGCAATATGCACTTGCATTCCAAAAACCATTTCTTACTATTGATACACTTTGTGTGGTGTTCATCCTATTCCAACAATAGCACACTTTGTTTATAGTAGACACTTTATCAAAATCTATATTATCTGCAAGCCTATATGTCCATACTCTATCTTCCATTAATGTGTCTTCACAAAAATATACAATTTTATCTTTTCTTATAACTCTTGCCCAAGCAGTACACCATAAATTGTTATTTATAGAGTATAAATCTTCATAACAAGTTGGTTTGTTTTTGCTAGTGTACATTACTCCATTTTTACCTATCATCTCGCAAGCTAATGTAATCATTTCCTGATTATATAATATATCATTTATTGTTTCTAATACCTTTTCGTCTTTCCACCAATCATCACTATCTAAAAAACAAAAGTAATCAAAATCTATATTCTCAAGTGCATAATCAATGCCGACATTTCTTGAACCACCATTATATCTTTTTCTTTTATTTTGAATTAAGTGTATTCTATCATCATTATAACTTTGAATTGTTTTAATAGATGTATCATTGCTCATATCATCTACTATTATTAATTGAAAATCTTTATATGTTTGATTTAATATACTTTCAATGCAATTTTGCAAATATGTTTTGCCATTATATTCGCCTTTGTCGTTGTTATAGTTTGGCACTATAATAGCAAATTTATGATTTATTTTTTTAGGCATCTTATCATAATCTTTATCATCTATTGTTGCTTTTTTTCTACAAGCAATATCATATTTGCTTAAATTAATATCAACAAAATCACAATATTTATAATAAACACAATGCATATTTAATTTTATTAATTCTTCATAAGGTTCTTTGTCAAATAAATATATATATTCATTATTTTTTTTCTTTTCAATTTGCAATGAGTTTTTATCTATGGCTATTTGCATAGTATCACCTGTATTTACATTATCATACATAAGAAAAGAGAAGCAAGTTTTCCTATTTTACTAACCATACATATTCTGCTTCTCTATCTCTACAATCAAAAGTGTCTAATATTCTTCCATATTTAATGCACACTATATGTCCTCTCATAGTACATAAAACTATGTTATTTTTAAACATTTGTGCTACTTGATATACTTTATATGGTGGATTAGGAATTCTCTTAAAATGAGTATCTAAATACCAT